GAGACCTATCAGCTTGACGTGGAAAGAGCAGAAAAAGCACCGGCTTCTAGGAATGACATTCTAGCCAAGAGATTCGGCATTCCAATGGAGGGATACACGTATTTCTTCACCTACGAAGAAACGCTTCCTCATCGAACGCGTTCTTTCTGGAGAATGCCTTGTGCTCTTGGTGCTGACCTCTCACAGGGTGACGACTTCTGCGCGTTCACGTTCTTGTTCCCTTTGCGTGAAGGATTCGGCGTAAAAACCCGAAGCTATATCACCTCGCTGACTTTGATGAAGTTGCCTGGAGCTATGCGCTTCAAGTACGACGAATTCATCAACGAGGGAAGTCTTCATGTTCTCGAAGGAACTGTTCTGGACATGATGGAGGTCTACGAGGACCTCGAACGTCACATCGAACAGATGGAGTACGATGTACGTGCCTTGGGATTCGACCCGTACAACGCGAAGGAATTCGTCACACGCTGGGAAACCGAAAACGGCCCCTATGGGGTCGAGAAGGTTATACAGGGTGCAAAGACGGAGTCCGTACCGCTGGGAGAACTGAAGAACCTCAGCGCAGAACGCTTGCTATTCTTCGACGAAGCACTGATGACGTTCGCCATGGGTAATGCCATAACCATGGAGGACACCAACGGAAACCGGAAGCTCTTGAAAAAGCGGCAAGACGCCAAGATAGACAACGTCTCCGCTATGATGGACGCTTATGTCGCCTACAAGGCCCACAAAGAGGCCTTCGAGTAACCTGGAAGGAGGTGACACATGGGATTTCGTGCATCTTTGAGGCACGCGTGGAACGCCTTCAGAAACTGGGACGAGAATGAACAGCAGAACCTAGGCTATGCCGCTGGCTATGCGTTCAACGTCAGACCAGACCGAACCCGATTGACCTTCTCGAACGAGAAATCGATCGTTTCAGCGATTCTCACGAGGATCGCCATAGATGCGGCTGCGGTGGATATGTCTCACGTCCGAACAGACAAGGACGGGAGGTACGTGGAAGACATGGTGAGCGGACTTCAGAACTGTCTCACCGTCGAAGCCAATATCGACCAGGCCGCGACTCAACTACGTCAAGACATCGTTCTGACGATGTTCGACAAGGGTGTCGTGGCTATCGTTCCGGTGGATACGACGATCGACCCCACGAGCAGCAACGCCTACGACGTTGTCACGCTTCGGGCTGCAGAAATCGTGGCATGGTATCCCGAACACGTTCGCGTCAGCCTGTATAACCAGGCTGTGGGGTACAGGCAGCAGATCACGCTTCCCAAAAGCATGGTCTCCATCGTCGAGAATCCCTTCTACCAGGTGATGAACGAGCCAAGTTCGACTCTTCAGCGTCTGATCCGGAAGCTCAACATGTTGGATGCCGTGGACGAGGCCTCTAGCTCAGGCAAGCTCGACTTGATCGTGCAGCTTCCGTATGTCGTCAAGTCCGATGCTCGTAGGCAGCAGGCTGAACAGCGACGAACAGACATCGAGTTCCAACTCAAGGGCAGCAAGTACGGCATTGCCTACACAGACGGAACCGAGAAGATCACACAGCTCAACCGTCCTGCCGAGAACAACCTTCTCGCTCAGATTCAGTATCTGACCGAGATGCTCTATGGGCAGCTCAGTATCGACGCGACCATCATGAATGGTATGGCATCGGAGCAAGCGATGCTCAACTACAACAAGAGGACCATCGAGCCCATTGTCAAGGCCATCACAGAAGCCATGGCTCGAACGTTCCTTTCCAAGACCGCACGAACTCAGGGACAGACGATCGTCTACTTCCGCGACCCGTTTGCTCTCGTTCCGATGGGAGAGTTCGCGAAGATCGCCGACATGCTGTCTCGCAACGAGATCGCTACGCCGAACGAGCTCCGTGCAGCCATCGGTCTGAAGCCGTCCAAGGACAAGAAGGCGGACATGCTTCAGAACAGCAACATGCCAACACCGAGACCGCTGCAACCGGCACCAAGGCCACCGTTCCCGCCGAGCCAAGCACAGCTTGCCGGGGTCAAACAACTTCAACTCTCACGGACAGGAGGAAACAGTCAAAATGGAACCTGATTTCAGTGGCTGGGCCACCAAGGCCAACCTCGTGTGCTCCGACGGCCGAACCATCATGCCCGACGCGTTCAAGCACATGGACGGTCAGACGGTTCCTCTCGTCTGGCAGCACTCGCACACCAATCCCGAGAACATCCTCGGTCGCGCCGTTCTGCGTCACAAGGCCGAAGGCGTCATGGCGGACTGCTACTTCAACAACACGGCAGCCGCTCAGCACGTCAAGGAATCGATCAAGCACGGCGACATCAAGGCCCTCTCGATCTACGCCAACCAGCTGGTCGAGCAGTCCAAGAGGGTCATGCACGGCATGATCCGCGAGGTCAGCCTGGTCCTGGCTGGTGCAAACCCCGGAGCGTTCATCGACCCGGTCACCATCCGTCATTCCGACGGCGACATCTCCGAGATCGACGACGCCGCGATCATCGGAACCGGCGAATCTTTCTCGCACAGCTCCGACGCGGGAACAAACACCGACGGCACCGACTCGACCGGTACCGACAACGCGAACGAGCCGACCGCCCAGGAGATCTGGGACAGCATGACGCCGATCCAGCAGAAGCTCGTGGAAGCCGTCGCCGAGTCCGCGGCTCAGACCGCTCAGGATCCTGACGGTGATGGCGACAACGACGCTGAGGCTGGCGTCGAGGCGGACAACTCCGCCGAACACTCCGAAAACAACAACAACTCCGGCGAGGACGACCTCAGCCACCAGGGAGGAGCTGGCCCCATGACCCGCAACGTGTTCGAGCAGCGCACCACCGGCTCCGAGCCGACCGAGAAGAGGCTGTCGCACAGCCAGATGAAGGAGATCCTCGACCTGGCCCAGCGCGGCGGCGGTGTCTCCTCGCTGCGCGACCTGGTCAACGAGTACGCCTTCAGCCACGACGTGTTCAAGGCGGACGAGCTGGCCCACGGCATCGAGCCGATCGACGTCCTGTTCCCGAACTTCCAGAACCTCACCAACACCCCGCAGTTCAACCAGCGGCGGACGGAGTGGGTCGAGGGCGTCCTCAACAAGTGCTCCAAGTCCCCCTTCTCCAACGTTCGGTCGATCGTGGCCGACATCACCCAGGACGAAGCCCGCGCGATGGGCTACATCAAGGGGAACTACAAGAAGGAGGAGTGGTTCACCGTCACCAAGCGGACGACCGGGCCGACCACCGTCTACAAGAAGCAGAAGATCGACCGCGACGACGTCATCGACATCACCGACTTCGACGTCGTGGCGTGGATGAAGGGCGAGATGGCCCTGATGCTCCGCGAGGAAGTCGCGCGGGCCATTCTGATCAGCGACGGCCGCGACATCGCGGACCCGGACAAGATCTCGGACCCCGCGGCCGCGTCCTCCGGCAACGGCGTGCGTTCCATCGTCAACGAGCACGAGCTCTACAAGACCGACGTGTTCGTCAACCTGGGCGACTCGAACTCCTCGTACGTCGAAGTGATCGACGCGGTCGTGCGCTCCATGCGCTTCTACAAGGGCACCGGCACGCCGACGTTCTACACCACCCTGCCGACGCTGGCGAACATGCTGCTGGTCAAGGACACCCTGGGCCGCCGTCTGTACAACAACAAGTCGGAGCTGGCCGCGGCCATGCTGGTCGACGACATCGTCCCCGTCGAGGTCATGGAGACGCTTCCGAACGTCATCGGCATCATCGTCAACATGGTCGACTACAACATCGGCGCGAACAAGGGCGGAGAGGTCAGCATGTTCGACTTCTTCGACATCGACTACAACCAGTACAAGTACCTGACGGAGACCCGCATCTCCGGCTCGCTGGTCAAGGTCAAGTCCGCCCTCGTCGTCCAGACCACCGCGGCGACCAACGTCGTGGCCGCTCCGATCGCTCCGACCTTCGTGAAGGCGACCGGCGTGGTCACCATCCCGACCGTCACCGGCGTGGTCTACAAGAACATGGCCAACAACGCCACTCTGACCGCGGGTGCTCAGACCGCCCTGACCGCCGGTCAGGAGCTCAACGTCTTCGCCGTTCCGGCCTCGGGCTACTACTTCGAGACCGACGGCATGGGCAACGAGTGGCACTTCGAGGTGGGTTCGACCACCTCCACCTCCTGATAGCTCATGGCTTCTAGGAGGTTCTACGGCAAGGTTGGTTACGCTTCTTCAACTACGGAAACCGCTCCTGGCATATGGAATTCCACCATCACCGAAGTTTATTACTACGGTGACGTTCTTCGAAACACTCGACGTCTCGAAGACAATGCCAAAGTTAATGACGACATTGTCGTTAACAACAGCATATCCATAATGGCTGATGCGTACGCTGTCGAAAACTTCCTGTCCATGCGCTACGTCGAATGGAACGGGGTGCTCTGGACCGTCACCAACGTGGAAGTCCAGGGCCCCCGTCTCATTCTCACGTTAGGGGGCTCGTACAATGGGCCGAAGGCTTGATCTTCACACGCTGCTTTTGACGGTGACTGAGAATGTATATTTTCAGCCGCCGTCTGAGACTCAAATGCAGTACCCCTGCATCGTGTACCAGCGCTACAACGGGATTTCGAACTTCGCCGACAACAATCCCTACCACCACATTGTCGGGTATCAGGTGACAGTGATCGATCCTGATCCCGACAGCGCGATCCCCGATAAGGTTGCTCAACTTCCAATGTGCCGACGAAATCGGTTCTTCGTTGCGAGCAATCTTAATCACGACGTCTTCAATCTCTACTTCTGAGAGGAGAACCCCCGCATGGTGGCTCTCACTTGGGACACCGTCGGCAACCACGTCTACGAGACTGGCGTCGACAAGGGTGTTCTGTTCATTCCGGACAACAACGGGAACTACGTCAACGCCTACGCGTGGAACGGTCTGACCAAGGTCACCGAGAAGCCGGTCGGCGGCACCGCCACGGCTCTCTACGCCGACAACACGCGGTACCTGAACCTGACCTCGACGGAGTACTTCGGCTGCGACCTCTCGGCCTACACCTACCCCGACGCGTGGAGTGTCTGCGACGGCACCGTCGAGCCGGAGATCGGCGTCGCGGTCGGCCAGCAGAGCCGCAAGACCTTCGGCTTCTGCTACCGAACTCGGATCGGCAACGACCTGGTCGGCACCGACGAGGGCTACAAGCTCCACCTGGTCTGGGGTTGCACCGCGGCTCCGTCCCAGAAGGCTTGGTCCACCATCAACGACAGCCCGTCCGCGAACGAGTTCACCTGGTCCGTCACCTGCGTGCCGATCAGCGCGACCGGCTACAAGCCGACGTCTACGCTGGTGATCGACTCGACCAAGGTCAACCCCAGCGCACTGGCCACTCTGGAGGACACGCTCTACGGTACCTCCGGCGTCAACGGTCGTCTGCCGCTGCCCGACGAGGTCCTGGCGATGTTCGCGGGCACCATGTCGTCTGCGATCCCGACGGTTCCGACCTACAACTCCTCGACCCACGTGGTCACCATCCCCGTCGTCACCGGCCTGCAGTACTACAAGGTCGTGAACGGCGTGGCCACTCTCGTCACGGGCACCGTCACGATCACGGTCAACACCGTGTTCATGGCGACGCCGACGGCCGGGTACTACATCCCGGACCCGAACGTCAACGAGTGGCTGATCACCTTCTAGCCGAACGAAAGGAGACCAGAGAGTGCTCAAGATCAAAGTCCCTTACGGCGAGGACTTCTTCGATGAGATCACCGAAGAGTTCATCGTCGGGGAGTACGAACTGACACTGGAGCACTCTCTGGCTTCTCTGTCAAAATGGGAGGCGATCACAGAGAAGCCGTTCATCTCGAGAGAAGAGAAGAGCGGTCAGGATCTCCTCGAGTACATCAAGGCGATGACACTCACCGAAAATGTTCCCGACGATGTCTATGACGGAATGACGGTGGGCAACATCGAAGAGATCAACGCCTACATCAATTCTCGTCAGACCGCGACCTGGTTCAAGGACGAGAAAGCGCAACAAGCTCGAGAGATCATCACCGCTGAGATCATCTACTACTGGATGGTGGCTCTCAACATCCCCTTCGAGTGCCAGCATTGGCATCTCAACAAACTGTTGACTCTCGTGAGAGTCTGCAACGAGAAGAACCAACCCGAAAAAGAGCTCACTCCGTCTGAAGTGGCAGCACGGAACCGCGCACTCAACGAAGCCCGGCGAGCCGAGATGAAAAGTAGGGGTTGACCTTGACCGCGATCAATTGGGGTGCGGCAGGCTCACGCATCTATCAGTCAGGCGTCGACCGAGGTGTTCTGTACATTGGAAATCAACCGGGTGTCCCCTGGAGTGGTCTCACTTCAGTCGTGGAGAATATCTCAGGCGGAGCTGCGAAACCGCTGTACGTAGACGGCGACAAGTACTCGAATCTCGCTTCGCCCGAGGAGTACCAAGCACAGCTGTCCGCGTACACGTACCCTGACGAATTCGAAGATTGCGACGGCAACGCTTCTGTTCGTACCGGCTTCTTTGCTACTCGGCAGAAGAGGAAGCCGTTCAGTCTTTCCTACAGGACGTTCATCGGAAATGATCTGACGAGTGCTCTGGGTTACAGGATCCATCTCGTGTACAACGTCTTGGCTTCGCCTTCGATCCACAGCTACAAGTCCGACACGACGAATGTAAACGTCGCCGACTTCGCTTGGTCCCTCACCGCATTGCCCCCGGCGGTGAGTGGCTATCAGAGGACTGCACATTACATTCTCGACTCAAGGGAGCTCTCAGAGCCAGTCCTGACGTACATGGAAAACGCCCTGTACGGAACGGACACGACTCCTCCGCATCTCCCTCCGTTCACTGAAATCATCAGTGCCATCGATTCCAACGGAGGTCTTACCGTCACCGACAACGGCGATGGCACCTTCACGATGACGGCGCCTGATGGCGCTCTGTTCATGTTGGATTCGAACACTGCTCAGCTCACGTGGGACAGTGCGGTTTACATCGACTCCGACACCTACACGGTGAGTTCGTCCTCTCTCTAGAAAGTAGGCAATGTGGCTACAGTCACAGCAATGACCGCGGCAGCCACTCAGACTGCTCTCGACGGAAAGGTGGACAAGGGCTCCCTGGTCTACAACGTCATGGACTACGGAGCAGTCGGCGACGCATTCACGTCAAACGACACCGCCTTCGCGGATGCCATTTCGGCGGTCACTTCGTCCGGCGGTGGCGGCATCGTGTTCGTCCCTCCGGGAAACTACCTTCTGACGTCAACCGCGTCTCTCACGCTCAGTGCCGACGGGACGACATTGAGGGGCGCAGGCCCTGAAGCAACCCGGATCATGATCGGCGGTACTTTCACCGGAACT